CTCCCTCCTCTCGCAAGTGCAAACTGTAATTCCTTTAACCCATCTTTGTATTTGTCTTCCAATTGTGGTTCGTAGTAGTCAAGGTATGCATCAGAACTTTTATCGTAAAAGTCTTGATCATATTTGCTGAATACCCCTTCGATGTTTTCAAGACCAGCATCAACTTTAAGTTGCCTCCGCCTCTCTGCTTCTTCTGCCGTTTCACCCGCATAAGTATCGTTAGAAGTCCCTCCTCCTAATATCCCATTCAATATATTTGTGATTGTGGTTCCCAAGCCTGAAAGTGGATCTGCCATTTTTACCCTGATTCGTTGAGTGTGTAGTGGACCGCCAAAGTACCAATCTTGGACGGCCCAGTTTGAGTATTTTCTAATTTCAAGGCCAAATGAGTAGATGTAGTTGAAAGACCGATTCTGCCAAGACCATACGTTACTTTACTAAGAGTAGCCGCCAGTTCATTTGCCTCAATATCCGTTGGATCAGCAGCTATTTTGACTGTCCAAGTCGATGATGCAACTGCATCTATCCCAGACCACATTTTGTCTGTAGCAGGACTTTGTGCATCTAAGAACGGAAGTTGTACTGTTACTGTGCAACTATCATATTCATCATCGTTCAGTCCCCCAAGGCTGTAAACATTATTGCCGCTTCGGCATAGGACTTGTCTGCCATCAAACGCCCAATCTTCTATAACAAAACCCGGCTCATAGACTGACCATGCAGAAACTTTGCTGGAAGGGAAATAACTGAACACATACACTTTCAGCCCAATTGCTAGATAGTAACGGCCTGAACGTGGGTCTAAAATACCGCAAGCATCTCTGCCGTCAGCAGCATCACCTTGGATTGCGCTAATGATAATTGAATCTATAGAGTTTCCGATATCGCCAATATAAGCTGCGTTGGAACTATCTCTTGATTTTAAACTGCGGATACCTGAACGGGACAAATAAAACACATCCGAGTCACCGATTGCTATCACACTTTTTGATGCAACAGTACCTGTATTATTCAGTACTTGAACAAGTTGAATTACATTTGGATCAGGATCATAAAACCATATCTGTATACAATCCTGTGCTAAGATTGCTATGTTTTCGTAATACGTTGACATCGCCATTAATTCTTCAGAATTTCTGGCGTGATTTGAAAGAACTTGGAACCCCGCACCAGAGGTGGTATTTATCCCTGAAGTCCAATCTGTTGGGTCACCAACTCCGCACCATCTCCATGTGGATTCCTCTAGTGAGTGAACTGCGTATTTGTTTGACATTACATAACTTCCAGCCTGTTGCCCCGTGGAGACTGTCGCTCCTCCTGTCGTGACTGTCTGCCCGGATGCTGTAGTCAAAACCATGTCCCCCGTTTTGGCTTCAAGATGAGTAACACTATTGTAGTATGAGTTTGTCGAATTCCCCTGTGTCTCTGCTATTATCGTAACCTCTGCCCCACTTGAAACTGCTTCCCATTCTGGAGTTGTTGAGGTTGAGTTTATCTCATCCGCAATCGCTGCTGCGGTTGCAATATGTGATGTCGTATAAAGAACAGGATCACGAATAATTGACACACCGCCCATCGTCAGGTCTGTTAATGCGTTATCCACCCCGGATGCAAAAGGGGATGTAACTGTGTTTAAAACAAAATCTCCCTCGACACTGGAGGTTATTGCTTTTCCATTTGCTGTTGTACCTTTGTCTGCTGCGGTTATCGTTATCGCCGCTGACGATGCAGATGCAGTGTAGTTAGGTACTGATGTCTTTGCATTGATTGCATTTACAATTGCGGTTGCAGTCGTACTGTCATTCCCAGTGTGGGCAATGGGTGCATCCAAAATGTCTACGTTAGCTACACGCAGAAAAAGCAGATTGTTCCCCACAAAGCCTGTCCCTCCAGCTACTGTAACTGCCCCAGTGGCTGCTGTCCCTGTGGTTGCAGTTGGGTTTCCTGCTGTAACTGTAAAAGATGCTCTTGCCCGTCCATCGTACTGCTGGATGATTCGGTTAGGAGCAACGCTTAACCCGTTAGTCGCACCGGGGTCAGCGTGATCACCCCAGTAGTGGTTGATCAATCCGTCTTCAAATTGAACTGCTGCGTAAGGCTTCCCGTTGAAAAAATCAACGCTCAGAATCTTCGCCATGTCTTCTTCACCGGATGCCCCACGATAGCGACTTTCCATTTTAAGAATTGATAACTCTTCTGGTTGTCCTGTGAGTGATGGTAGCCCCCCGTGTCCGTCTGCAAAGACGTAGACTCTACCGCCTCCGGCTGCTAATCCGTGAGTGCCGGACGGTAGTGTAGCCCACAGCTTAAATGCCCTGCGCTTTTCTATCTCACCGCCTCTGGTGATATGAGCATTCGTAAGTCCTGCGACTCCAGCTTCGTTTATCCCATATAAGCTACCGGGAACGCTAGTCACGACAGTTCTGCGAGTGTCAATACCTGATTTAAAATCTTCTACGAGAACGTATGGCATCTATCCTGTATTGTGAATGAGTAGTGGTCCTCTTGCTTTGTATGCATCTGAATCCCCGCCTCCAATAACAATAGGAGCAGATTTAGATAATCTCGCTCTTAACCGTTGGTAATGCACTTGTGCTTGTTGTTGTTTTAGTTGTGCATCTGGACTTTTTTGTCGAGTTAATAATTCGCTAGAAGCATAGAGGACAAGTAGCTGATCGTCCAAGTCTGCTGTGTCAGAAAGAGCAACAAAGTTGGAGAGGTTACCCGTGCCTTCTAATCTTAGAAGTCCGTCCCCTGTGGTAGCGTTAGAGTTAGAACTGGGGATAGGCCAAACTTCAATTTGTGACAATCCGTATGCTTCGTACTTTTGGATAGGCCAAGACCGTGTCCCCCTATCGGAATCATACGTTGTATAGTCACTTGGCGAAATGCCATATGAAATATTTTCCCAAACTGAACCATACTTGAATACAGCCTGTTGTATCCGTTCAAGTGTCAGACCCGCAGGGATATCGTAATATCTCTGACCAGCGTTTAGCGTTATATCCTTTTTAACCTGTAGAAACGGCCATGCAAAATCTTCCCAGAGTCTACGTTGAACCCTGTTCAATAAATTTGTCATCATCTCTTGGGTTGACTTCCCAAGTGCCGATGAAATTGCGTGGCCTGATTCGCTTCTCAGATCATTCAGCAGGACTTGCAGTGTTGTGTTCCGTGCCATTATTCTCCGTTGTTTGTTTCTTAACTTTAGCACCGCCCAAACCAATTGGGGCTGCACCTTTTTCAAACAGATTACTGTCTAATTTTAATTCTTTGATGTCCAAAGGTAACGGGCCGTAGCTGCCGAAAACCTCATTTATTCTTTCTTCTTGATAAATGCTTCCTAGTCTCGCTCTTTCATCTGTAGAGTCGATGTCTTCTTTGCCGAACATTGCAATATTAGTTACTGATCCAAGTCCGTGAAGATGTAGTAATATCTTAATTTCAGGAGCAGATACTGCCTCCTTGTGTACGATACTTCCTAACTCCCCGTTCAGAGCCACATTGATCCGATAAGTAGTTTCCATGATACTATTCATTAAGGTTATAGGGCGGCTAATGCCGCCCATAAACGCCTAGTGCTTACGCTATTTCGTAAACTCCGTGGCAGTTAACTTGTGAGGCACACAATACCGCAGTAGTTGTGATTGCCTTGTAGAACACATAGCTTGTGTGTGGTCTAGCTGGTGAGTGCTTCTTCATCTTCTCACCTTCCATGTACATAAGGTACATTTTGGATGGGTCAATAATGTAGCACCGCTTGTCAGGGTTTTTGCCGGACACAGTAAGATCATCCAATGCTGGATCATACTTAAAGTTAATCCCCTGATAGCTGATTTCTCCCATTGAGATGTCCTGTTTGCCATTAAATCCTGTCTGGGAGTAATTACCGTGTGAACGCAACTCCGTTGCTAATCTGTCTAAGAACAGACTGCCGCACACTGCTAAAGAAGGCTTGCCGCCAAACTTACGCAGTTGTCTAATTTCGGAGTGTAGGAAAGCGATTAATTCGTTTCCTGTCGCAGTAGTAGCAATTGCTAAACTGGCACGGTTCCTCCACCATGTATTAGCTACATGATCGATTCCGCCAATGGTTCCTGCTGAACCCGGTGCATCTTTTATAATGCTCCGTATCCCTGCAATTGCCTTGGCATCTGCTGTACCGTCACCATAAAGGAAGTTGTTCATCCCACGGGTGTAACCCTCTGCCAAATCTTCCAACTTGTCATCAAGAAGATTTACCAAAACTTGCTTATCACGCCCGGAAAGTTTCTTTACAGAATCACCGGGAATTGCTGTGTCAGTAATACTAATTCCGTCATTTTTCAATTCGGTCATAGTAACCGCCAAACCAGCGTGATGCTCTTTCCAAGTGTAGTTGGCCCGTTTGATATTAGCTGGGTTTGTATACGTCACAGTATCTGCTGCGTTGTAACCTGCAACAGTTGTGGTGTAAACACCCTTAACTGCTAAATCAACTCCCGATTTTCCTCCGGGGAAGGTCTTTGATGCTTTGTCCATCGCTGCGAACAAAGGCTTATCTTGAATTGACTGAGACATTACGTTGCCACGATTGATGTAATAATCAAGGGCGGCTGAACTGATGTTCGACAATTCTGCGCTTGTTAGTGCCATATTGGCTCCTTATTTAATTTAGAGGAACCCCAAGACTTTGCTTATGATGAATCGTATGCCATGCTGATTGCATCGCTTAGACTCTTCGGCTCTGTCCGTGGTGTTCCGCTGAGTTTACCACCTGTTGCCGTGCGGAGCGTTGTGGGTTGAGGTTGTCGAGCCTTGAACCTTTTATTAACAGTTTCATAAGCATCTTCTACAAGTGCTAATACTTCTGTCTGGGTTCCCGGCTGTCCTCGCTCATTCACTAATGCAACGACACGATCATTAAATTCTTCTTGTTTAAGACCGAAATCCATATCCTTTGCTAGAGTCGATTCTCCCCAAGATTGTAATGCTCCTGACAACATATCACTTTGACTGTCTACTTGCTGTCTTCTGACTTTCTCTTGGTCTGACTTCCGCAGATTCTGCTCTCTTGCGAGGCTTGCTCTGCTTTGGCTTAACTCTTTGGCTGCATCCTCATCCAAAAAACCGTCATCAACTTTTGCCTGAATGTCCTTTGGCAATCTTCTCCCGGTGGCTTTTGATACATTATTCAAATGATGACCAAGAATTCCATATGCCGACTCTGGATTATTTTTAATCGCAGACATTATTTTAAAACCTTCTACTGCATCTTTCGCAGATAGATTGTTTTTGGATATGAAATCAGTGATCTTAGAATACTGATCTGAGTCATTCTGGAGTCGTGAGACTGTTTCTTTTAGTTCGTTTTTTTCGGCTACGATGCCTTTAAAACGAGGGTGCTTGTGAAAAGGTAGGAGTTTATCATCTGATTCCGATGCTTCCGCATTGTTTTCAGAATCATCATATGACTCCACGGTTTCTGTCTCTTCAGTAGCTTCCACTTCGACAGAGGTTTCTTCTGCTGGCTGAAATGCTTCTTGCACTACATCCGCTAAAGTTTCCTGTGTCTCTGCTTCTACTTCTGTGGCATCTGACGATGATGCCGTGTCTTCCGCAACGATTTCTGTGGTAGACTCGTCTGATTGTACTTCTTCAGAAACGGGGGACGATTCCATTTCTTGTGACTCTTCAGTCATAATACGTCCTTTTAAATGTTAAACATTAATTCCCATTCCGGGCGGCCTTCCGCCGCCGGATGGTCTTGGTACAGGAGCGTTATTGCTTCCTTGACCGCCTTGTGCTTCGGGAGCATTACCTCCTCTAGCCTGTGCCTGTGCTTTCGCACCTTGCGCCATGTTCTGGGCAACGATTGAAGGCAACTTCTCTACAATTGCTTCTGTTAAATCCATCTTATCATCCAATCGTTTCAACAATTCTTTTCCAAGAAACTTCGGATCAATACCCGGTATTTGTATCAAGAAAGGAATTATTCGCTCAATATTTTGCAGTTCCGCAGCTTTATTCGGTTTACCTGTTGACCCTGCTTCAATCTGTAAATATATTTCATTAAGAATATCTTCTTTTTTAAACTCAGGCCAGACTGCTCCGGGGCCGACAATTGCCATGACTTCTTCTTTACTCATCTCTAAAAGTAATACCTGTCCGGCTGCCCTTGTTATCTCTGACATGAACGAATCCAAGTCATCGATGTTTGCTCCAATTGCTGACATCCTGCTTGATTCTGCGATGCTGGTTTCCGTAGCGGTTCCTTTTGAGACTTGCCCAAAGTTTGCTTCCTGCTGCCCAACAACCAATTGGATGTCATCGAATATGGTCCGTACTTCGTAAAGGTTTGGATCAATCCCGATCTGCTTGATTGGTTGAAGTACATCATCCACTCTTTGTCCAGATGCCAGTGCTTGTAATTCCAAGACAGCATTAGCTGGTGGATCACGCAACTTCTCTTTATCTTCTTCTTCTAACATCCCCGCTGGCACGGCGTATTTAGGTCTGTTTGCCTTACGATGTTCCCGTAACCCTTGTCTCGCACGGTTATACTCATGCTGCATTGGGGAAAGAAGTTTAATGTCCGATGGTGGGTAAAGTAAATCTTTATGTTCAATTTCATTAAATGTCAGCGAGAAGAACGGCCAGAATGTTTCCACTTTAATTGGAGGTGCGGCTGGTTCAACTAGGAAATCATTGTGTCCATCACAGACAACGTACAGTAGTCCTGCGTTCTTATCATAGATTTCCCAGACAAGTGCTAGTCCATCTCTTACACCTTCTGTATCGCTGCTATTAAAATAGTTATATGTCTGCCCTGATTTTACGCTGGATTCGTTACCCTTCATGTCATAAGACAGAAACGATTCTTTTACGTCAACGTCATATATTTCTTTTATTTCTTCAGTGGATAGATACATTTCATGTGCTACCCATGATGCTCCGACAAACCCTCTGAGTAGTCTGCACATCGGGTCTACTATGATTGAGTCGCACTCTGGAAAATCAAATACTAAACCTTCTTGCACAATAGTCAGTGGTTCATTTTTTAAGGATTCAAGTGACAGCATCAGTTCTTCCATTTCAGGATCATCTTTGTCGATATCTCCCTTTTCAGCTTCACTAGCTATTCTTCTAAGATGATCAACTTGCGCTTGAATATCAGACATCTTTGAAGAGATGTCTGGTAGCCGATCAACTTCACGTTGGTATCCTACTTTTACAAAACCAACAGAAGTCGTAATTACTCTTCGTACTAAAGCTTTCATCTGGCTCTTGAATGTTGGATGTTGCTCATCCATGAAATATTCAAATAACATTTCAAGACCTTTTGCAACCTTATCCATTTGATTACGCTCAAGCTTAACTTTTGCGTGGTCTTCAAGGATTGCTGTATGTTGAGGATTTGGCGGTACACCGTCCACTTTTGCCTTACCAATCCCGGTAAGTGCTTTCTTCATGCTCTCTTCTGTTTCATCCCAAACCTTGTAGTCCATACGCTTTCGCCTAGTGGCTACGGGCTTCGGGTTCTTTGCGTAGAGAGCAGAACACCGCTGGTGAACATGACGTTGCAGGATATTGGCAACGTACCTTTCATCATCCCAGTTGTTCCCAGAATACCCTTTTGACACTGCATCCATATCCACTTTCATTTGTTTGAAAGCTTTTGCGTGGTATTCTTTAGCAGCCCTTACCCGTTCTATTAGGTGAGAAACAAGTGATTCCCTGCGGAGGGTAGGTTCTTTGTCTACCTCTTCCTCTTCTACAGGTGATACGGATATTGCTTGATCAATTTCAATCATTTAAAAACCTGATGATAATTTTTTCTGGGCAGCGGCATCCATTGTTGTCTGCCACTTGACCCATTCTATAGTCCCAACTTTTGGGAATAGACCTTCATTCCTTCTTGTTTTTCCAGACGGTGAATGTAAGTCACCTAGTCCCATACCAACCCAACTTAATGTGTCAACAAAATCGTCGTGTCTGGCATTCGGGAACTTTAATAATTCATCTACGGCACGTTGTCCCCAAGAAGAAACTTTGGGGAAGTAAACTTTTTTCATTGCCATTCTGCCTATCATGCTTTGTGAGCGTTGCACTTTGTTTGCAACTGGTGTTACTTCTTCAATTCGGCAATGTGTCTTTGTCTCGTACATTCTCTTCCTTAAAAACGGTCCTATTGCTTTTGTTATGTGTCCACGTTCTGCCCACCAGATAAGCGGTTTGTGGCGTTTCATCATTTCAAGCATTGCTTTTACTACAACGTCTGAAGGCTGTCTTGCCCACCAGCAATCTAAAAGATATATGTCTTCGTTTTCATCCACTCCAACAACTAACAGACAGGTTAAATCATGCCTTGTTTTGTCAATACCAACAGCGTGATCAGAAGCAGCATATATTCTCAGTTGTTTAGGTAGATTACGTTTCTCGTAAAACTGTACATTCTCTCGTTGAAACAAGTCCCCGTCTTCCGGGGAAGGTTGTTGCTGATACAATGCTGAAAATCCTCTTGGGTCTAAGTTCCTTTGTGCTTCCAGAAAATCTGTATTGAACCTCTCTGGCCACAAAACTTCGCCCTCGGCTCGTTTCAGTGGATCATTATCCCCGGCAAAAGCCGGGAGATTAATGATTTTCCATTTGCTACATTCTTCTTCTGTAAAACACGGGTTCGTTGGGTCAGTTAATCTTCCGACTAAATCATCCTCATGCCAGCGTGTAGTAACAATTACGACTTTGCTTTTTTCCGTCATCAGACGGGTCATAAAGACTTGGGTGAACCAGTTCCATAGATTCTCTCTAAGCGTTGGAGACATAGCCTCCACGGAATCTTTAATAGGATCATCCACAACCAAAACATCGCCACCACGGCCCGTAATACTTCCACCACGGCCAACGAAAACTGCCATACCCCCGTTATCAGTCTGGACCCTGCTTTTAGAAGCACCGCCTTGACGGAATGTAAAACCCGGAAACACCTGTTTGAACTGCGGAGTCTCCATAATTGATCTGCAATCAGATCCAAAATCTTGTGCAAAATCTTCATTGTACGTTGCAAATATAATAGATTTGTATGGGT